ATTATCTTCTACTAATGCTATAAACGCAGCTTGATCTAATAATAACTCATGTACTAATTCTCCTCTATGTTTTTCACTAGTTTCATGATACATATTTTGGTCAAGAGTAGCACCAAACGCAACAGAAAGTGTCTGAAATCCTCTGCAAATGCCAAATATAGGTATATCATTATCTATATAGTGAGGTATGATAAATTTATCATAATACTCTCTAATAGGGTCTACTTTACCTGTACTATATGAAGGTATTTCATTATATCTTAATGGATCAACATCAGGCCCTCCAGGAATAATCAATAAATCTAAACTTAAATCTACTGGAGATTCTGGGTTTAATATTACTGGATACCCATATTGTTGTATAAATTCTAAATATGGTACTGTTGCACCAAAGGAGTTTTCTCCTGTTTTCCAACCTAGTATTCCTATTTTTTTCTTCATAACTACCTATTAATTGTATCTTCTGTTATTACCCAATGCATTACTTTATTACCACTGTTACGATTAGTTACTGCTAATTTTGTATAATCTAATCCATTAGTAGTACTTATAAGATTTAATTCCTCAAATAATAAAGTTTGACATATATTGTGCATATAAAATGCAGTATGTATATCTTTTAAATCTATATATTCAAATTCCTGTATAGGATCATAACTATCATCTTCATCATCTTCAGGGCCATCTCCTCCATCACAAGATATAAAAGTAGCACATAACGCAGTAGTACCATTATTATCTATAACATATCCAAATAGCGTAGTAACATATCTTTTTATTAATTCTCTAAGTACAGATATAGACAGATAATTAGCTTCAAAACTAGGTATAGTTATTTTTGCATTAGAATTAAATGCTAGTTCAAATAGTGGAGTTAGAAATTGTAGTATATTCCATGATATACAAGATATACCAGTTATTTCATATGCTCCACAAGATATTGCTGAATTTGATACACCAAAAGCATATTGTGACTCTGGAGTTTTAGGATGTCGTAATGTTATACGTATATTAGAACTAACTGGAGTACTAGCTACAATTTCTAAATTATTTAAATCAAATTTTTTCTCTACTTCAATAGTAAATAAATCTTTCATATATCTGGTTGGAATACCTAAAGAGTTCTTAACTACTGCATATTTAGCATGTTTAAATTCAGTAGCTTTAAAATCTTCTGATAAAAATGAATCAACGTCATAAACAGCATCTTTGGTTATGTTTGTTGCTTTTTGTGGTTGTTTAACACATCTTACTTTCATAATTATTTATAGTTTAAAATTAATTGTTTCATTACTATTTGTGCAACATCTCTCTTTTCTTTCTTTATTAAATCTGAAAAGTCTTTACATTCGTATTTTTCTGGTATAAATATAGAAGGTATATTATATATATCTTTATATCTTTCTGCTTGAGTTTTACCAGTATCATCATTATCAAATAATGATATTACATACTTAAATCTCTGTTTGTATTCAAGCATAACATGTTCTTTGATATAATTAGTCTCGGCTTGAATAGCAATACAAGCAATATCACAATTTTCATCTATAGCCATTACATCTTTTAAAGACTTAGTAATAATAAGTAAATTACTATTCTTTGGTAATTGCATATATCCAGGATGAACATCATCAGAATTATTAGTTCTCCACTTTAAAGCTTTATCTTTTGTGGGTCTATAAATCTTATAAGTTACTTTATTATCTTTTAACTCTATATAAGCATAAGCAATATCAGGAGTCTTTACTTCAAAAGCATTTACAAAATAACCAGATATTGGTATTACATTATATTTTTTTAGAGTAAAAGAACTTATACCAAATGATCTCCAAAAATCATAATCTCTTAATTCCCAATTTCGTATTGATATTTGAATATTATATTGATACTTTTCACAATAAGAAGACAATCCTATATCATATTTTACAATATCAATATCTTCTTTCTTCATAGTTTTAGGTAATTCAAATTCTTTATTCAAACCAAAATCAAAAGCTATTTTATTTAAAGCATCTTGATATATTGGTAAAGAATATTTAAGTTGAACTAATCTTATTATATCTCCTTTATCATCAGTTGTAAAATCCTTAAACAATAAACATCCATTTACAGGTGAATAAAATATATTAAAACTTGGGTGATTGTCCTTTCTTAAAGGACTAGATATTACAGTATTTATTTTAATATCACCAAAATAAGCTCTAAGAATATCATATTCAGAATAATGTTTATATAAGTCTGTTTTTGTTACAAATTTTTTACTAATATATTTAGGATCATTAAGGTTTATATTACTCATACTATAAAATTAAAAAAGGTAGTGAGATTTCTCCCACTACCTATATTAAATTAATATTTAAAATTTAGAACGGAAGATCATCTATGCCATCTTTACCAAAAACATCTTCAGTTAATTCTGAAGAATTAGGTAAATCAAGAGCTTCTATATTACTAATAAAACTCTTAACTTCTTCTTCTGTAGCAGGAGCTTTCTTTTCAGCTTTAATAGTATTATCAGAGTTATCCAGAGCTAATGTACATGGTAATGACATATCCTGAATAAAACTTCCAAAACTCTTTAGTCCAAGAAAAGCATCAGGACGTTTAGTAGTACCATAAGTAGCAACTGCCCTATAAAGTTTATTCTTAGAGCCTTTAGCTACCATTATCATAATTTGATCTAAAGCTTCTACAGGTGTAGAAAATGCTGGAAATTTAACATCTTCACCTAAAGCACCTTTAGCCAAAAGTATAAGTTTCTGGGCCTGATAATTCTTAAATCCATTTTCATCTGCAGATTTATAATAATAAAACCCTTCGTTGATCTCACCTTTATCATCTTGAATAATAAGCCTATAAGCGGGCTTCTTTTCGCTATCTTCAGGAGATTTCTTCTCTACTCTCACTCTCACATTTTCTACAATACCAGCAACGCCGTTATTGAAGATTTTAAATTCCTTTACATACTCGGAACTCTCATTGAAATCAATGCCTGTTGTCATATATATATTTATTTATTATGAATTATATTCTACTATTTTTGTTTTGACATATCCTAAGTCGTTAGGTATTTTTATATGTTCAAACATACCCATTGGAGATTTAGAAGGATAATCGTTGGTTCTATTGGTTATAAAGTAATAGTATCCCTTTTCTGCTTTATCATCCCACTCTGTATGAGTGTATAATAGTACAGTAAAAAGACCTTCTAATGTTACTTTATCATCTAATAATTTACCAATAGTTTTCATCTTTCTGATAGTTTCAAAATCTCTTTGAATCTCTTCAGAATGTGTTAAGACAAATACAAATAAATCTTCTCTCAATAATCTAGCAGTATTAAGAATATCAAAAGCATGTTTAGCCATTACGGAGAATTTTTCAAATCCTTTTTCTAAAGCTTTTGCCATAAATTCAAATGCTAATATATATTGAAAGTCGTCTATAATTATATTCCTAATATCAGGTCTGCTATTACTAACGTACCTTAAGGATTTAATTATTTGATTTGAGTCGTCTGATGCTAATAAATTACCCTCTCCTTGTGAATTTAAAGGAGTATAGAATTGCTTCCATCCTTTAAATGGTAGAGGTTTATTAGCGATATTAATAATGAAAGTCTCTTTAGGGTCTAATCCTATAATTTTCAACTGTTCATTACTTGTTATTGAGGTGCTTTTTCCACCTCCTGTGGGCCCCACTATGCCTATTAGTTCTGACATATTTCTCTCTCTCTTTTATTTAGTACTACTTAATATTTGTTGATATCTATTATAATCAAATTCATTCATATTACTCGGAAGTTCTTCAAAAAATGAAGAAGATCCTAAAAAGAATAATTGAATGCTTGCGTTTGATATACCATTACGGTTGAGATTAATCATAAATTCTCTATGACTATCTCTTAGTTTTGTTAAATCTACATCTTCATAATTTTTTATATTGTATCTATTAGGATTAAACAAACTAATCATAAGATCAACATCTCTAGCTGTATATTTATTATCAGCTAATCCTTCTTGATCAGGTTTGATTTTATCAATTATCGTATCCCCTCTTGTAGTAAACTGTGCTCTTGACGAATCAGCGGCTTGTTGTTGTATTACTACAGGGCTATATCCCCATTTATCTCTCATTTGCAGACAATACTCACTACTAAATTTAGATATGGATTGATGTAATGTATGTTCCTTTTCAGGCTGTAATAAGCTAATATGATCTACTATTACTATTACATACTCATTAGGTCGTACTGGAATATATCTATCCTTAACTAGTTTTTTAGTTATTATACCATCTTCCATCCAGTCTATATGCTTATGAGTATAACTACCATTTTCTGGTGATTCTGCATAAGACTTGACTACATTAAAAATAGCATAAGGGTTGCGAGCACTATCAACATAAGTTACCATACTCTCAAATTTTCTAAACCATTCTTGAAATTCTTCTGATTTTATTACAGATTCTACTTTATCATCTAAAATATAATTATTGAATACAGAGCTTAATTTTTGTGGACTAATAACTATATTATATTTAGTATATAGTCTATAGCACATAGTCGCTAATATTTTAGATTGAGTAGAAACTTCTAATGAAAAGTAGAAGATCTTCAGATTAATGTCTGTGTCGGTATTAGCCATTAACCATTCGATAGGCTGAAATACATATAAGAAGTCAGCAATCTGAGTTTTTCCTGCTTTAGGACTAGCAGATATTAAAGTATATCTAGCTTGTTCTATACCAGGCAAAACTGTTGATAAACGAGGTAAGTTCCAAGGAATCGCAATTACATCTCCTTTCAGTCTACGTTCCTTGTTGTCTTGGATTTTTTTTAATACTGTACTATATTGCATATTTTATTTTAAGTTCACTCTACAAAGATATGAAAAATATGCGTAAAATCCAAATTATTTTATAGTTTTTTTACATTATTATTGGTTGCTGGACTTGGATCGTCCACAGATTCCCACTTTTCCCAAGTGTAATTTCTTAACCACGTATCTATACCTGCAAGATACATTAAAGATCCAGAAGCCTCTTTAGCACTCAATTCTTTTTTTAAACTATCAATTATTTTAATTTGTAATTCAATGTCATCTTTTGTTATTGCTTTCCACAATTGTTTAGTTTTCCCCGCACCTACAGTATTTAAATCTTTAGTAGATACTGGTCTAAATCCACTAAGTCCATTAGGGACTTTTGGCGGAAATAGAGCATAAAATTCATTAAACTTCTCATCACCTGTATTAAAAATAGTATTAGCCTTTATGGTTAATTCATAACCAGACTCATTAAATAGTGATGGAAGTAAGAATTCTTTATCTTGTAAAGATTTATAATCCTGATTTGTTGGAATAAACTGAGATAATAAAAAAGGCTCTTTTTGGCCTTTATTCCTTAAATGAACACAAAACAGAGTTAAGTATTCATTTAAGGTTAGGCCTTTTGATTTGATTTTAACCAAATCTAAAGAGATTTTAAACATTACCATAATACTCGATCTTTCGACTTTCTATGTCATAATTTTCATGATTTATTAATTTACCAGCTCTATATTCATTAATATCTTTTTCATCAATTATAAAATCAAACTCTCCTATAACAGTTAAAATAATATTATCAGGAGTAAGTTCTAATTTTTGTTTCTTTATAATTGATTCAGCTATTTCTATAGCAAAGGCTATTTCATCCTTCTTCATTTTTATAATTATTTTCAAATGAAAGATTAATAAGAAGTTCCTCCAATGAACACTCTAACATTCCTTCTAACGTATCCTTATTATATTCAATTCCATTAATATTAACAACTTGAACTTCTAATGGCTTCTCATTTCTTGCTTCAAAAGTAGCCTTTAGTTCTTCAAATTCTTTAAGATATAAATTTTTATTATATCCTGATAACCCAGTATATAATGAAGATATTCTAATGGTATTTGAATTAGCAAAATACATTATAGAAAGTTTTATATCAGAACCATAAAATCTTTTAAAGGATATTTTTAATAGTTCTTCTAAAAGAGGATCTAATATTACATCATATTGTTTTAAAGAATTTATTATATAATGTAGTTCTTCTTTACTATTTATATGTAGTATAAATACTGAAGATTCTTTAAAAATTATTTCTTCAATAAGATACTCATATAAGAGTCTTAAAGTTTCAAATATTTGAACTTCAATTTTTTCAACTAGTTCAATATTTAAAGCATTTAATTCATATGCAAAAGTACCTATTAGATCACTATGAGATACACCAAAAGCACTACCTATCTCTCCAAAATTATCAGGATTTACTCTATGTAAAGTTTCTATAGGATATTTTAATAGTCTATCTTTACTTCTAGACATATTAGAACCAATGAGATCTTTATGAAAAAGATATAAAAATAGCTCCTCTATAGAAGAAGGATTATAGAATAAATTTAAAGTAATACATGTATTACCTTCTAATAGCACATCATCTAAACTAGGAATAAATTTAGTATCTGATTTTAAATTAAAATCGTGTAATAATCTTAATTTAACCTCAGACATACCTTTATTATCTTTTACACTGCCACGTCTTTTAGCAGTAGTATATTTTTTAGAAGTAGCTGCAAAAGGATCAAAAAGTCCATCTGCATAAATTTCTCTCATTTTTTTCTTCGACTCTTCTAATACTTTTGATAGATCTGATTCTTGTCTTTCTTGTCTAGTAAAGCTTGGTTCTACTCTCTCTAATTCGTCTTCATCCATAAGTTGTTCATCATCTTCAGAATCATCCATATCTGGTTCTAGATGTTTAATATTAGCATATTTACTCTGTACTTGTGAATCAAGTGAATTAAGCCAATCCTTAGATATTTCTTGAAAATTTACCTCTGATACTTTAAAATCTGAATCTTTTATTTCTGATGTATCTTCTATAATTATAGGCTGATTTGTTATAGGATCTACTCCTGTTTTATAATATTTAGGAGAATCTGAAGCTTTTGTTACTTCATCAGTATAATAATGAAATCCAGAAAATTTAGAATCATGATAT